CCATATTTGTAATCTCCTATGCAGTTATTTACCTCGATCGAGGCCAAAAGAAAAGGGGTGTTTTCACCCCTTTTCCTGTATTAACCATGCCGTTAGATGCTGGTTTGTGTGGCGCTGGCTGCATTGGCAATAGCGCCTGTGGTCTGGAGACGCAGCGGAATATAGATGAATTCCACTGCCTTCACGGGTTCGATAGCGATGTTGACCCATAGCTCATTGGCATTGATTCTGGCAGGTGTGTTGTTTGAATCATCGCACACTACCAAAAAGTCATAGATACCGCGCTTGGCCACAAGATCGATACACAGGCTGTTCACAGAGTTACTGATTTCATTGCGAGTGATCTGATCATTGGGTTCAAACAAGAACTGCTTGCCAATCTCTTCCAATCTGCCACGCATGAATGCAACCAGTCGTGCCACATTGATACGATTCAATGCAGTGTCGCCTCCAAAAAGTGTTTTATTACCAAAATTAGTAATACCTATTCCAGGAACAAACGTGATTGGATTGATACGATTGAGATATTCAATATCACGCAAGGCCTGGTTATTGCCAATAGTAACAAATTCACCAGTGGCAGCATTGATATAACCAATCCTGGCAGCATTGTCGATCACACCGCGACGTACACCAGCCGGTGCCAACCATGGATAACTTACACTATCACTACGGACTATGGTTCGAACCATCATGTGGCTGGGTGCTGTTACCACTGTGCTTCCGCCAAGATCTGTGGTCTGGCAACTGGGGTAAAACACAGACGCATATGCCGAACTGCTGTTAAGTCCGTCTCCGGCAAATATTCCCAATCCGCCATTGTTGGTGGCCCAGGACACGATGTCTCCGCCCTGTGGAGCCAGTCTCATGGGAGTATCTCCCACCACAAACACAGTGTTATTGCGTTCGTTGCTGAGTGCTACCATATCAGGTATCAGTTCAGGATATGCTGTACAGGCTGCAAGATTGAACTCGGCTTGTTCTTCACGAACTGTGACACTGGTATTGATGCCAGATCTAAGTGCGGCCACAATCAATGCACGTTGAGCAAAACGGCCCATGTTTGGTGATCCATCTGCACGATTGCCAGAAGCAGTTACCCAGCAATTGGTTTCCAGCGGATCCCAATACGAGGTTTGTGTGGCAGGATTCTGATTGCTACCGGCCTGGATGGCCACATACAGCACAGCATTATACAGTACCTGATCGCCCACAGCATAGGTGGTGCTGCTGCTCCAGGTGTCATAGCTGAAGTCGGCAGCGTTGAAATAATCAACCTGGAAACTTTTCACATTGAATCCTGAACGACGTGTGTTGAACAACAACATGCCTGCAGGAAATTGTGTGTAGTCAGGTGCATCCACATCTAAGTAATCGCTGGTGAGCAAAGTGGTGATACTGGGTAGATCACCCGTGATGGGGTTCACCGTGCCTGTAGAGCTCCAACGAGCATCAGCAAAGTAGATACCATTTGATGTCTGTTGATCGGTGTTGTCGATCAGTATCCACTGATTCACGCCGTCAACTTGTTGCCAACGCTTGATCACCGGGTAGATTTCAAGATCGCTGGTGTCGATCCAGAGATCACCATACACCAACACAGTACCATCGGTCTGTGTGGTAGGTGCCGTGGCAGAAATAATGGGTCCAGTAGGATTGGTATTGGTCAGATCAAAACCACGTGTGTCGTTGGTTTCATTCTGATATCCTACCCATCCGGATCCGCCTTGTATCATGATGTCCACCTGATTGACCGTTGAATAATACCAATATGTACCATCTGCAGGATCTTGATTGGGTGCGGTAGCACTGGCTGTGTACACCAGAGGGATCCATCCGCTGAGTTGCAGATATTCTTCTTGATTGTCCACATACACATTGCGGCAACCTGTGGTGCTGGTGGTAAACCCAGCATCGCTTAGAGCAGTATCATTGCCAACATCTTGCAGCAAGATCACGCCGCCGATGCTTTGTGTGAGCACAATGGCACCGGTGCTGCTCACCGTGGCCACAACATTGGGCAAACCTGCAGAACTCACCGCGGTAACAAATGCTGCTGCATCAGTTCCGTTAATTGTGACAGTTACTGTGCTGGTCAGTGTGGTAGAATTTGCTGTGCTTGTGGTGACGGTGAACTGATCACCATTGGTAAAACTAGGTGTACTGGTGCTACCAGTCACTATAGTTGCTCCCGCTGGGTTGCGTTCAAACACCTGCAAGGTGAAGGTGCTGTTGTAAGGATATGCGCCCACACCACTTGCTGCTGGACTCACATTGTATTGTGTATAGGTTGTGCCCGCAGGAATGTTCTTGCCACCACCTGTGGCATCCAGTGCAGCATTGGCATACCAGTCATTTTCATATACCGGAGCAGCCTGTGCCACAAACTGACCCAATGGTGTGTTGTACTTTTCTATGATCATGGCAGTACCAAGATTTTGTGAAGTGGTCTTGTTCCATACACTGCCTGTAGGGCGTGGTGTTGCGTCGGTGTCTCTCCAACGAGGAAACACAAAGTTAGGACTTTGTTGCAGGCCTGGTGCATAGTAAGTCTCATCTGCTGTGAGGCCCAGTGTGGTGAGCAATCCTGATGTTGATCCCACAGAACTGATCAAGATGATACCATCATCTGCTGTGGAACCATCGGCTGTGGCAGTGCTGTCTGCAAACAAACAAAGTTTGTTGTCAATCACGGCAGAATACACTCCAGTGATATTGGCACTATTGATAGCGGTACTGAGTCCTACTATGTTGTTGTTGGTTGATGCAGGCACTGCTACACTGGTACCATTGATCACAATGGTGTTACCCGCGGAGAGTGCTGTGGTCACTGCATTGGCACCTTGGATAGCAGGCCAGCTCAATTTCCAATCATCGCTGCCTACCAACACCCAGGTGTTGAACAAGCCACTGAGAGTGGTGGAGTTGCCTGGTGTAGTCACTACTGCACCATTCTTGTAGTACACAGGATTGGCTGTGTTGGTGGCCACTACTGCGTAATCACCGATAGCACCGTAATCTTGCAGAGGCACGCCATTACTGAGTTCCGTCGTGGTAGTAATCACCGAAGGAACTACATTGCTGAATGCACCAGTGGTCTGATTCCATTCAAAGATACCCCACTGAGTGGCAGCAGTGTTCAACCAATATGTACCATTGTCGGGTTCACCTGTGGGGCGTACCAAGGTAGCAGTGAGTTCTGTAAGATCAATATCCACCCGTTGTACATAAGCACGATTGGTCACACCCAATGCAGAGTACGCAGCCAACAAGCCGTATTCGTTGAGTTCGTAACCATTGATAGGGGTGCCTGCTGTGGTTTTGTAGAAGAATGGGTTGCCAAATGTGGCTGAAAGATCTCGCTGACTGGTGATCAAGTACAGGCGATTTGCATTGAGTGCCAGGGTTCCTGCTGCTACTCCTACTCCTGAACCTGATACTTTGTTCTGTGCTGTGGCGATCAGAAAGTAAGGTACTGAATTTGTGGCTGCTGGAAGATACTGACTTTCGTCAATTACTGTGACCTGTACGCCAGGTGAAACTAATGGTGCTGTTGCCATGTTGGCTCCTTTAAAAACTGTTATAGATATTTATCGGATATGACCAAAACTCATGGTATTGCGATGCCCTTTGCCAAAGGTTCGCTACTAAATACAGCATGAGACCCATATGTACAGTCTGCAACCAACGTCTGGTAGCAGTGAACTATCGTCGAGGCGATGTCACACACTATCGCACCAGATGCGATCACTGCATACGGCGAAACAAAAAGATCCGGCCGCCAGAAGCACTATGGAAACGTGCAGGCTACAAGAAAAAACCCACCTGTGATCGATGCGGGTTCCGTCCTAGATATGCCAGCCAGACCTTGGTGTATCACATGGATGGCAACATGCGTAATGTTGCTCTAAACAATCTCAGGACGGTGTGCCTGAACTGTGTGGAGGAAGTCAGGCGGCTAGACGTTCCTTGGGTGCCAAATCCACTGCAAGCAGATCACTGAGTTGATCATATAACTCAGCCACGTTGCGATTGTTTTCTACCACATGATCAAAAGTAGTACCTGCCCAGCTGTATTCACTGGCATGTACGCCTTCTGAATCCAACCAACGCTGTGCTGCTTCATCACCATGATTGGCCTTGGCTGCAATGTCATACCAGTGCGGAATCATTCCACGTTGAACCCAGATCACCCTGCCGCCTTGATTTTTGATAGCAGCCACTTCGTTTCGGAATCTGCAATCCGAAATCACAATATTATCTGAACTTTGACGCAGTTTGTTTTCCAAACTAGCAATCCAGATGTCTGTGTGGAAAGAATTTCTGCCCACTTCTGTTCCCCAATGTTGCAGGATCCAGCGTGGTGTTAGTTGTGGCATACCAAGTCGTTCGGCCCACCAAGGATCCACTTGTTCACGCCACTCTCGAGCGGAACGTGTGCGACCTTCCAGCAGTTCTCGATCCCAGCCGAACACCGCTGCCACAGCGTCCTTGAGTGTGGCAGCGAAACTATCACGACGAAAACCGTGAAAGTTCACAAGATAGTCAGCAGCGGTGTCTTTGCCTGCGCCGATAAATCCGCAGATTCCGATAATCATACCAGTTCCTTTATGTTTAGATGTTTGAGTGTGGCCTGTAACAGATCGATCTGACGCCGGCAATCTTCTAATGCGTGATGGCTTGCAGGTGGTTTGCCCAGGCCAGGATATAGCGCATACACAGTTCTAGCATCTCTCACACGATAGTATTGCCAGGGCAACGGACGATGAAAACTCTTGTAGGCATGCTCAAGAATGTTCATGTCAAATGTGGGTCCGTTAGCCCAGATTGATTTTGATCGCCAGATCAGTTGACCCAGTTCTTCCAGGGCTGTGTCCAGTGGTATGCGATTGTCTGGGCCAAATGCTTCTTCCTGCGCCTCAGCAGGTTGGGTTGCCCACCAGTCGATGGTGCCCTGTTCGATAGTACGGCCAGGTTGGCTGTCCGGGTCAATTCGAGCGTAGAATTGTTGCTTGTGATAGCCTGTGCCCAGTGGGTCAAATGTCTGGGCAGCGATGGTCAGGATACAGGCTTCTGGGCCTGTGCCTACCGTTTCAATATCAATCATTAGATCAGCCATGTGCTGATTATAGCACAGATCTCATCCAATCACAAAGGTTAATGGCTGTGATCCATCCACGTAATTCACCAATTGCTTGATTAGATCGGCCATCTCTTCTTTGGCTTCGGATTTCATGGCTGTACCGTTTAATGTGCCTCCGCCATTGGGTCCGGCGATAGTGCCAAATTTCTCACGGGCCTCACCAATAATCATCTTACACGCCGCTACAGTGTAATCCCTGATCCATTGCTGAATCTGGAAATCGCTCAACAACTGGATCTCGGGTTTGAGATTGTAGGTCCACAACAGCACCACTTCGCCGCCACCGGCTGGATTTCGGATGATTTGCAGTTTCTTTGTGACCGGATTCCAGGTGTAATTTAAGAATCCACCAAACATCCTAGCAGCCAATTCCACATACTGACTGTAGAAATCGTATGTGGCCAAGCCACCTGACTGGTTGAAGTTGATCAGGTACACATTCATCTGTGCCTGACTGAACGGATCAAAGTTTGAGCCCATGGGCCCGGACGCTATACCAAAGGTTCTTTTGAAGATCTGTCGCACACTCTGCACTTCCTGCGGCAGGGTATAGATGTTTTGCTGGTTCACCAACTGCATAAAGCTGTATGATTCTTCATACGCATTATTGGCCCGTTGACGGTAAGTGCCAATGGTCTTCTGATATGCTGCTTCAAAGTGCGCCGGGTCCAGTTCAATATCAATGATCTGGCTGCCCAGTTGCAGGCGCACATACTCAAAAAGATTGTTTTTGAGTGTTACTAGGTCTATGGGTTGTTGTTCTTGCATCAGGGACTCCGTCCCTGATATTTAGCCCTTTACCAGACCTTGAGTATGATCAAGTTGTCGTTGCCACGCCCGTTCCATTGAGTCTCTGTGGTGCTTAACTCTTTGAAGATCTTGCGAGTTGCTGGCTTGCCTGCTGCCAACAGTGCTTTCAGGGTCTCTGCTGGCTTACGCAGGGTTTTTTGCGAGCTTGTGCCAGTGTCAAATCCAATCACAGCCGAACTCTTCACTGTGAAGTTGCCGCGATGTGCATCACCCACAACATGGATCAGTTTGCGTTTCACAGTGTCGTAGAGCCAGGCTTCTGTGGCATCTACCAGTTTCACCGCAGGCTCACTCACCAGTTTGAGGTCTGGGAATGTCTTGAGATACTTGAACCGGGCTGTGACTTTTTCAGCACTCACTGCTTTCTTGGCTCGCGGTTTGCGTTCTACTTTCTTGATCTGCACATAGTTGTTGCAGTCAGTAATCACCTGCTCAGCAAACTTTACCAGTTGCTTGAGTTGAGTCTTGGTCAAATAGCCGTAGCCTTCCACCAACTGTGCGTCCTTGCCTGCCACCACTGCTTCCAGTTCAGTCAGGTGCCCTTTCCAGATCTGCTGGATCTGATGGATCAATTGCGGTGCTACATTGTGCCCACGGATGATGGTGATAGGCTGAAACTGTGCCGACATCTTGGCACCTGCGGCAATGAAGTCGTCAAACAAGCCTTCAATCTCACCGGCACATTCCGATGCTTTTTCTCGCAAGCGATCCTGGATGGTAGGACCAGCGGGTTTTGCTTCCACTGTTTCCACAGGTTCTGCTTGTTTTTCTGCCAACAGTTCCAGTATCAGGTTGTCCAGTTTGATCTGTTCCTGATCTGTGAGCTCCAGTCCCATTGTGCTCATACGACACAGCCAGCCTGTGGTCAGTCGAACTTGGCTGTCGGGCAGGGTGCGTATCCTGCGAGCATCTCGAGTACGATCGTGTGCATCCAGGTAACTTGCAATAAAGTCCTTGGCATCTTTCTTGCCGTAGAAGTAGTTGTACCAGCCAAACGCATTGCTGAATTTGCTCACGCGATTGCTTGTGGGTTGCACCCGCCACTCAGGTTCGTTGCCCACATACTTGGTGTCGGGACTGCGCGGGTTCAATGCTTTGACATTGGCTTTTGCTGCTAGGGTTGCCATGGGATTCCTTTGCTGGTGTTTATGATGCTATTATAGCACACTATGATTTTTTGGTCAAGTCCGCGCTGAGCAGAACAAAAGTCATGTCCGATGTTCTACGAAACATGATGTAATAGGGCGTGGATTCACCCAATCTCCGTTTTCCAAAATATCCAATCCAGTCAGAGTCCGAGGCCCAATATCCGGCTCCTTGCAAGCGGGCTTGACAGATCCGTTCAATCTGGGCAATTTTTTCTTTTTCATCCCAGTAGCCTTCGAACCGTAGGCCAGCTTCGTACCCGGCTTCTTTGTGCGGTTTGTATCTGCGATCTAACTTTATGACTTTCATGCCAGTATTATAACTGAAGCAGACTTTCCGGTCAACCTGCAGGCTGTTAAATAAAACATGCTTAAACCAAGTTTGATGATACATCGAGTCACAGATGACATATTCCAACATCCATTAGAAAAGTTTTTACTTACTTTTGACGACGGATTAGAAAGCCATTACAGGACATTCTCAAAATTCAAAGAAATACCCACACAGAAAATCTATTTTATAACATGCCAATGGGTGGGATGTCCTGGGTTCATAACCGCAGAACAAATAAAATACATGAATTCATTTGAAGATGTCACCATTGGAGCGCATAGTTTTAACCATCAAGATCTTAGCAAAACTCAACTAACTTTAGAACAAATAATTGAATTCTTGGATCAAGATACTGCAAAAACATGCACATGGTTTCAAGAGACATTGGGGTTTACTCCAACCACATTCTGTTATCCATATAATAATTCTATGTACGGAATGTATACTAAAATTTTACAAAAACACGGGTTTACTGAATTTTACGGTAGCGAAAGAATAGATGTTTCTTGGCTTACCAATCCCCCTGATTGGATAATTCCGCTGACATGGCACACGCCGTGCTTGCGGTAAATAACAGTTATGCCAAGACTCAGTCTATACCGTCCCAATCGTACCGCGGATTTCCGTTTTTTTGACCGCACAATTAGTGAAATGTACACAGTCGGCGGCGTGGACATGTATCTACACAAATATCTGGGCCCGCTCACCAACGACAATACCGGCAACAACGATGCCACCTTGCCCAAATACGACTCAACAAATCCGCTGTTTATCGAAGACCTGCTGCTGTTGGAAAATCGTGACCGAGCATACGACAATGATATCTATGTCATGCGTGGCATTTATCGACAACAGGATCTTGATTTTGATCTTACACAATTTGGCCTGTTCCTGAACAACGATACCTTGTTTATCACATTTCATTACAATGACATGATTGATACCATGGGTCGTAAACTCATGAACGGAGATGTGTTGGAACTGCCCAATCTTCGAGACTACAATCCCCTAGACAGTGCCATACCCAGAGCATTGCCCAAATGGTATGTGATCCAGGATGCGTCTTTTGCCGCTGAAGGTTTCAGTCAGACTTGGTTGCCTCACTTGTGGCGGGTGAAAGCCACACCCATGGTCAACAGTCAAGAATTCAATCAGATTACTAAACAGCCCTTTGAACCCATCAACATCTGGGATCCGGGCAATTTTTATCCAGGCGGTGTCACAGTGCTTTCGGGCGATACTTACTATACATCCAACAAGAATGTGCCACCGGGCACAGATATCAACAACACGGAATACTGGACCTTGGTTACCAATCCTACCACCATTGAAGATCAACAAAGCACACGACCAAGGAACTTGGAGATCAATGATGCTATACTTGCTCAGGCCGAAGCAGAAGTGCCCACATCAGGATTTGATGTTGTGAAATTTTTTATTGTTGCTACCAATCCGGATGGCTCTCCGGCCAATCCTGAATCTGCCACATATACCGCAGACTACACCATTACCGATGCTAGCCGCACAGTGGCCAATCAAGGTATTACTCCCACTGGAGACGGATACACCGCAGGTTACTTGACTGGGGATGGAGTTGCGCCCAATGGCTTGCCGGTCACTGCTGGAGTTAACTTTCCACCCAACCCTATTGCTGGACAATTTGCGTTGAGATTGGATTACTTTCCCAATAGATTGTTCCGATTCAGTGGCAGAACCTGGATCAAGATAGAAGGCAAGGTACGAACCAATCTCACACCGGGTTCAACCAACGATACTTTACGCTCCAGCTTTGTGAACAATACATACACAGTGAATACCACGGATCTTGGCAATGTACCTAGTCGTCAGAGTCTCAGTGAGGCTCTGGAACCCGATATGGCCAATGGTGATCAGGGCGGTAATCTGCCTCCTAATCCGTTTCCGCCCACACAACCTTTCCAGAAAAGCAGCTAAATGAGCCAAATGTTTTTTTATGACGAACAAATCCGTCGCTATCTATTGCAGTTCACACGCATGTTCAGTTTGTTTGAAGTTGAATATGGTCGCGACGAACAAGGTACCACCGACCTAGTGCGTGTGCCCATACGTTATGGAGATGCCAGTAGAAATGCACAAACCATACTCAACCAGAATTCAGCCAACAGCTTAAATGCCACGCCCTTGATGACCTTTCACATCACCGGTCTCACTTATGACCGTGAACGCATGCAAGAGCCGTATCATGTGAACAAGATGTTGGTTCGTCAACGCACTTGGGATCCGGGCACAGAAAGTTATGAAACCACACAGGGCAATGCTTTTCAAGTAGAACGACTCATGCCTGTGCCATACAAACTCACTGTGGCACTAGATATCTGGACTAGTAACACCAATCAGAAGATGCAGTTGTTTGAACAGATTGCCACATTGTTTAACCCTGCATTAGAGATACAGGCCACCGACAATTATATTGATTGGACCAGTCTCAGTGTGTGCAATCTTGATGAAGTGCGATGGTCAAGCAGGTCTGTTCCTCAAGGCACTGGCGACCCCATTGACATCATGACCATGACATTCAGCATGCCAATCTGGATCTCGTCACCGGCCAAGATCAAGAAACTGGGTGTGGTGGAGCGAGTGATTGCCAGCATCTTTGATGCACAGGGCGATACTGTGAATGCCATCAGCAACAATGACTTGTTGTTGGGCACCAGGGTCAAAGTCACACCCGGCGGATATCAAGTGCTACTGCTGGACAATCAGCTACAGGTACTGCAATCAAAACAACCAGTGCAGCCAAACAGACTGAGTCTAGACACATTTGGGTTTCCTGTGTTAGAAAATCCTCAGATCACCTGGCCCAGCGTGATTGGCATGTATGGAGTATTGAGACCAGGAATCAGTTATATCACCCTGGCCGATCCCTGGAACCCTGACAATGAATCTCCGGTTGTGGGAACCATAGCAGTTAATCCTGCCGATGATCGATTGTTGATCTACAACATTGACCCGGACACCATGCCACAAAACACTCTAAGTCCTGTGGATGCTGTGGTAAATCCACTGACTTCTGGTCCCAGTGACGGACTAGACAGCAGCATCACCGGACAGAGATACTTGCTAAACGAAAGCACCGGCAGTGAGAGCAACTCAAGCAATCCATCAGCGTGGCTAGGAGTCAACAACCAACCCTTGATCGCCAATGCCAACGATATCATTGAATTTGATGGGTCAAGATGGGTGATAGCATTTCACAGTCAAGGTACCACAGGTCCGCAATATGTGACGAATTTAACCACTGGTATACAATACTACTGGAACGGCACCAAGTGGGCCAAGAGCATAGATGGACTTTATCCCGGAGGCGAATGGACTCTTGTGTTGTGAAAGCAGTGGGTGTTTGGTTCTATTGCGTGAGAACACGATGTTATCTATATCTCTTACGCAATGATTCAAAGTACCCAGACACCTGGGGCCTGGCCGGTGGCAAAGTGGAAGCCGCGGAATCATTGATGGCAGCCGTGGAACGAGAATGTTCAGAAGAGTTGGGCAGCATGCCCGAGTACCAACAGTTGATACCCATTGAAATGTTCACATCACCAGATGGCGGATTTGAATATCACACCTTTTGGTGCAGAGTGGATCACGAATTCATTCCTGAACTCAATCATGAACATGTGGGCTATGCTTGGGTGCAAAGTGGAAGATTGCCAAGACCTCTACATCCGGGCTTGTGGAACACTGTGAATCTAGATGCCATCCAGAAAAAGATAGCAAGCCTAGAAATCACCTGCGTCTAGTCAAAGAAAAACATCTGCCACAATCGGCAGTTGTCATTGTTGTATCCAAAATAATCTGTGGCTGAATGTAAGTACCCAGCATTGAAAATCACCAAGCGATTGTACACATTACCAAACGTGTCCACAGGCTCAAATATGGTTTTGTCCAGATTCTGACTGCCGGGCCTGAAACATTTGGCAATGTCAGGATGGCTGATGTGCCTAACATCTGTGCCTTTCAGTGCATGGGTAGATGTGCCCGACTGATAAGGTGCGTTGGGTGTGAGATACAGCATGCCGGCCCACCGTTGTGGATCACAGTGATAAACTAATGGTTCACCTTCTTGGCAAACTTGGAATCGGCCATTCATACCATGTTCTTCCCACTTCTCAATTTTGCGATTCATGATGTATTCAAATTCTTCTTTCAATCCCGGAAACAAGAACTGCTGTCGAGTGCGGTTGCCTATATAATACTTTCCAATACCACCTTGATCATATTCTTGCTCCAAGGCTAACTTTCTGATGGCGTCTGGGTTTTGATAGAAGTTGTCCACTATCCACACACCCGGCTTGGGTTGAGAACTAAACAGATCAGATTTTTTTCGAGATATGTGTACAGCAGGTGCTGACTTTGTTTCTACCAGTGGTGATTTAGGGAATCCACAGATCTTCAAGTTGTATTCAATGGCATCTTTGTATATCTGATGCATGACAAAGTTATTTTGAAGATGCACCATGATCTGACGACTTTGCTCGGCAAGACCCACATGCCAGCTTGCAACACCTTTCTGGAACAACAATCCACAATAGCCCGGATACTGATCAGTGGCTACTGGTGTGGATTCAAAGTTACCGTAGGTCAACCCCAACACTGCTGTGGTATAACTTTCCTGCCATTCACGATGTTTTTCGTACAATCTGCTCAATAAAAAGTATGCTTCGGGGCGGTTGGGTATCAAGGCAATGGCCTTGAGCAACAGGCCTTTTTCAGTGTCATCTCGAGTTTTTTGTTTTTCCAAACAGATACAGCATCGCATGAGTGCTTCGTATTGTTGTTGATCAGTAGTGCTGCGTTCTGCGGTGCGTAGATAGAAACTCACTGCTGCACCGGTCTGCCCTATGTTTTCATATTCTTGTGCCAGCAAGAAGTTGATGGTAGGATCTTCGGAGTTTTCAATGTACGGGTGTAGATATTTCATGTTACTTTACAAATTTTATCACTCGTGGATCTGTGGCATTCTCACAAGAGTTGCACAGCGTGAAGCAGGTCTGATCTTGAGGAATCACATCTTCGTATGACTGTTCATGCAAGTTGCCAATGATATGATCCAAACCATAGTCCATACAGCACAGACTCACATCACCATTGGGCAGCAGCACATTGTGATATAACCCTTCTACACAGCCGCAGGTCTTTGGACCTTCGTGTGTGATGGCATTCCAGCGATCTCTCAAGGTGATCAACTGAGGTTTGGCCACTGCTTCACGGAACAGGTTGCCGGCTCTGCTCCACATGGCATAGCTGGGCGCTGAATCAAATATGTGTCGTATGCTGGGATGTAGTTCAGCACCCATGCTCATCTTGGAAAAATTCTTGATCCTGTGATTATTGTCTCGGAACCATTCCAGGGTCTTTATATATCCCGGAGTGATAGGATGGCGTGCCAACATTTCTGCGTCGGGCAAGTGCAGCACAAACCCACCATTGGGGTTGCCGGCAAATGGGATATGTACTATGGCTTCCATGTCTTCCACACTCACACCCACACCTGTGGTAAACACGCTCACTGGATGGCCTTGATCATGTGCGTACACCACCATTTCTGTGCAGTATTTGTTCATCCAAGGCTCGGTAAATCCAGCAAAGGTGATACGCACATCTCGGGGCACTTTGTCGATCATGCTTTTGTAATCATCTAACGCTAGGATCCTGGTACCGGTGTATACTTCTTCCAAGGTGCGTTGTGGGCAAAACACACAGTCAACCACACAGCCTTTTTCCGGAATGATTGTGGTTATCTCCAGAGTGGGTGCAGGATAGTGCTGCCATTTTTTCTTGTCTCGTGGTGCGATCTGATTGTCGATATACAGCATAAAAGCAGAGTAGTGATCCACAAACCAGTCATCAAACACAGACCATTTGATGTCCACATAGTCAATGCTGAGTGCATGGAAGTTGGTAAATTCACGCAGATACGTGTCTCTGAATTGACGGAACTTGGTTTTTTGTGCAGGAGTGGCCAAGTGTATCTCCATGGCTATCTTACGCACATTGTTGTGTATCCACTCACGATTTTCATCGTTGAAAAAGTCGTATTCGCCGCCTTCACAGTCCATCTTGAGAAAATCTATGTGTGTGAGTTTCTGTTGTTGTACCAGTGTGCTAAACTTGATGGTTTCTAATACCGTACCATCAGTGCCGTCGCTGTGTGCTGTTTTGTTTTCATCATACAATCCGGCGAGATAGTTCAATCCATCTGAATGCCCCAGAGCCCGGTTTATAGTCTTGACATCTAGTCCAGTACGGCTGACATTTTTTACCAAGGTAGGATACAGTTGTTTGTGTGGCTCTAGACAGATCACTCTACTGGGCTGTTGTGGAACTATGCTCCACACAAACGGGCCAGCACTGGCCCCAATGTCCATGACCACATCCCCTGGCTTTACTTCAAAGAATCTCTGATAGGTGTTATCGGCAAAGATCTCTTTTTTCACAGTGGCATGGAACCATACATTGTTGGCTGCCACCCCCCAATCAAGTTCATGTTCCACACCATCTGGTGTGGTCATTGTGGGCACCCGAGGAATGCGATTGGCTTCTGCCATGAACTGATCCACACACGCTCGTGGCATTTTCAATATGAATGCAGCATTGTCCTGGAATCCAAAAGTCAACAACAGTTCGTTGTTGTACCAAGCAGCGCCAGTGCAGAATTCAATGTCTGCTTTCATGAGACTGAATGCATCTGTATAGGCCAGCATGTTCCAGTCTCGATCCCACATGAGGAATCTGTGCTTGTAGGTGGCATCTTTTTCACCAGCTTCACTCTTGAACAAGTTCACTTCGTGAACCAAGGCAATGTAGTTGTCGCCGTAGGGGATCACTTGACTGCCGCCGCGGAAGTCCGGAACTCCAGGAATACCACTGTTGGGATCAAGATGTGTGGTTATGGTGGTGCCGGTTTCCAGATCGTACTTTACAACTTCGGTGGGGTTGGCCCATTTTATATAGGTGTAGGGTTGATCCAGCACTGGCATCCAGTTTTTTTCGCAGTAGGTATCATCAGCGCCGGGTGCAGGGATGCGTTGACGCAGGATCTCCTTCACACCGGTATCGGTAATCGACAGTTCGCTCAGTTCCATGCGACCTTGTCCGTTGGTGGTGGTATCTCTACGCACACCAGAGATCCAAAGTCTACCATTCCAGCGTTGTATCCTGGCATCTTCCAGGCCCACAAATGTCCAGACAGGTTCCACATCATGACCAGATGTGTCTATGGCCTGTGTGGTGGCTATGGTCATGTCTGGATTCATTGTGAGCAAGTAGTTCCAGGTACGCAGATGATGATCGTTTTCCGGATGCAGATATTGCAGCGGTCCGTATCTGTGTTCAAACTTTTTGTTTTCGCTGTGCCAAAGTGTGTAGTTCACATGGCGTAGATTTACCAAAATTCGATCGCCGTCTATGAAAATGCTGGGATTCATCAGGCCGGTTCCGTTGGTGAGTTCGGCTGGAATGATGAGAGGATGTATGGTTCCACCGGCTGCGATAACCGGTTTGGTCAGACCATCTTGATAGATTTGTTGGCTCAATGTCATACTAACATTTATGCCAACAGCGGGCGGCAGTTAGAATTACAGTCTGCCCACCACCACTTCAATCACGCCAACGCCGTTACCTGAATAACTCTGCAAGGCTTTGCCGATTATCACACCAGGTTGATATTGTGCCATGTCCAAGGCTTCGGCCACACCTGCTCGATTGCTTGTGACCACTCGATCGCCTGCGGTGATATTACCAATCACGCTCACAGGAACACGACCACTCAGTGCCACTGCCACTGTGAATTCACCTTGTAATCCCGAGTTCATTACATGTGCAGGATTTGTACTGACCACGCCAACCACTCGATTATCGTGAGTTTGAGTACTGATGGTAACCTCTTGATTTCCACCAAATATCAACACTGTTCCTGGATTGTATAAAGAGTCAGCAGCATACATTTCAGCTAAGTCAGCATACAATGCTTTGGTAGAGGTTGTGGTCAGTTGTCCTGTTGCAGCATTAAATGACAAAGCGGACGTGTTTGCCGACGGAGTTTGATTGCTACCAACAGCAGCTACCATTACAGGATAAAATGTTCCAGTTGTGACGTTGGTAGCATTTATAGCAGTGCTTGGTCCTGTTGCTCCTTGAGCACCTGTACCACCGTTTGTTCCAGCTGTGCCTTGAGCACCTGTGCCGCCGTTTGTTCCAGCTGTGCCTTGAGCACCTGTGATGCCCTGTGCACCGGTCACGCCTTGAGCACCGATACCGCCTTGCACACCCTGTGTGCCTTGTGCACCAGTTGTGCCTTGAGAGCCCAGCACGCCTTGAATGCCTTGAGCACCTTGAGTTCCTGTGGCACCTTGAGCCCCGGTTGTGCCTTGAGTACCCACAGCACCTTGTGTACCTGTGGCACCCTGTATGCCTGTTATGCCTTGAGCACCAGTTGTGCCTTGAGAGCCCAGTATACCCTGGATGCCTTGAGCACCTGTGGCACCCTGCGTTCCTGTGGCACCTTGCGTTCCTGTGGCACCTTGGGTACCGGTTGTGCCTTGAGTGCCTTGAGCACCTGTGGCACCTTGTGTGCCGGTTGCACCTTGCGTTCCGGTCGTGCCTTGAGCACCGGTTGTGCCTTGAGCACCCGTAGTACCTTGTGGTCCAGATCCTGCCACTGCCACACCGTTGGCATAGGTAAATCCAGCTGCTCTGACATTAC